CTGTCGATGTAGGACTAATAAATAAGGGTGGAGCTTGGTATACTTATGAGTCAGAAAAATTTCAAGGTATGGAAAAACTTCGTCAATATTTTGTAGATAATCCTGAAAAATATTCCTCATTAGAAAAATCAGTTAAAGAAACAATGGGTGTTAAGTGCAAGTAAAGACCTTAGATGGACAGATACAAAATTGGCAGTTGACAGGACATTTCGCTCATGCTAAACTAGAGAACAAGTCGTCTTTACATATCTCGGCAAGACAAATTTTAAAAAATAAATTTCCAACACTGCAAATACTAGAGGAAATACCTATACCTGTTAAAAAATCAGAAAGTTATTTTCTGGACTTTTATATACCTATGTTGAAAACAGCGATTGAAGTTCATGGTGAACAACACTATAAATTTGTGGCCTTTTATCATAACAACCAATTGGGTTTTATAAAGTCTCAAAAAAGAGACAGAGAGAAAAAAGAATGGTGCGAAATTAACAATATTCAGTATATAGAACTGCCTCATCACGAATCAGAGGAACAATGGGTCGAAAGGATATCAAGTGACAACATAAACCAAAAGCACATCGTCAGATCAAATAAATTATTGGGATAAGGTATTAGATGAATATGAAACCACTCTAGGACTGCCACAATATAATCCAAAAGTTTTACCAGAAGAAGAACTTAATCAATACTTAACAATGGATAGAAATGTATTAGAAAAATTAACTCCGGAAGACTGTGCTCAAATATCTTATAGACTAGGCCAGTTTTCTTTCCACATTCAAAGAACTATAAATAGAGAATTGGCTAGATTCAATTGGGCTGATGAGACACTTAAAGAAACCATAGCCGATGAGATTAATAATTATAAAGGTTATGGCTATATAGAAAAGGCTCCACAGGCTATTAAGCATAATGAAAAAGCATCAGCATTAAACAAAATAAAAAAATACGCTAAACAAAGATCAGATAGGCTGACATATATTTCCTCTTCGATTAAAAATTTATCCGATATTATATTATCAATTCAAAGAATGAAGGTTAAACATGGATCTTAATTTTAAAGACCCCGAACAAATTAAACAATTAATATCTTTATTAGAAAGTCTATTACCCCAAGAAAAAACAACAGAAGACTTTTCTCCAAATATAAAAACAAAAACACGATCTAGTAAAAGCACACAAAGCAACAATAAGTTTTTAAGTATGCCAGAATCTAAGATGCACAAAGAAGATATTGAAATAGATAAAAAGCTTTCTGTCAATGCTCCAACACCGAGAACTAGAAAATTTGAGGCTGTTGAAACAACGTGTCGCGTGTGTGGTAAAAAAGAGAAGGTTAGTCCAAATCTGATAGTTGATTCCATAGACAGATATAAATGTAACAAATGTTCTGGCTCCGCTGGAGGTTAATTGAAAATGATTTTGGCTGATCCATCCGCAGAAAGGGCTGTTCTTTCTGGAATTTGTAGATATGGTGAGTCTGTATATCTAGACGTAGCAGATATTTTACAAGACTCATCATTTACTATTGATAGTAATAAGATAATATATAGTTGTATAAAGCATATATGTGATAAGCAAGAATCTTCTTCCATTGATATAGCTTCTATATATTCGGCCGCACAAGAAATAGGCGTTTCTCACGTTCTTTTGAAAAAAGAAGAAAGCCAACACTTAAAAGCTATTCTGGACTTTCCAGTAAACAGAGAAAATATACCTAAGTTTGCTGCAAAAATCAAAAAACTACAAATAGCCAGACTATTACATGAACAACTTGAAGCAGCAAAAGAAAAACTCTTAGATGTTAATGGTAGCGAACCTGTGTCTTCTATCTTGGCTATAGCCGAAGATACTGTTTTCGATTTTACTTCATTAATTAATGATACAGACAACAATCCTGTATTTATGGGCGATGGTATATCCGAATATATACAAAACCTTATTGATAATCCTATTGATCAAGTTGGTATTCCAACAGGATTTCCAGTATATGATAGTGCTATAGGTGGAGGATTAAGAAGAAGCACTGTGAATGTTATAGCGGCTAGACCCAAAACAGGAAAAACTCTATTAGTAGACAATATGGGGTGGCATGTATCGACACTAGGGATACCTGTTCTTAATCTAGACACAGAAATGACCAAAGAAGACCATATTAATAGATTATTAGCTATGATAACAGAAACAGAAATAAACTCTATTGAAACTGGAAAATTTGCAAATTCTCAAGATAAAAAATCTAAAATAGATAAAGCTGTTGATATGTTGAAGCAATCAAAAATATATTATAAGTCTATTGCTGGTAAACCATTTGAAGAACAATTAGCTTTAATGCGCAGATGGATAGTTAAAGACGTGGGTTTAGAAGATGATGGATCGGCAAAACCATGCGTAATATTTTATGACTATCTTAAGCTTATGGATACCCAAGGCATGAGCCAGGATTTAAAAGAATATCAAGTCTTAGGCTTCATGATGACCGCCTTACACAATTTTGCCACAAGATATAAGGTTCCTATTGTTGCTTTTGTTCAGCTTAATAGAGACGGCATTACAAAAGAAAGTACAGATACTGCTAGTGGATCAGATAGAATTATCTGGCTATGTAGTAATTTTACAATTTTTAAACGCAAAAGTGATGACGAAATAGCAGAAGATGGTCCGAATGAAGGTAATAGAAAATTGGTTCCGATCATAAGCCGTCATGGCGGCGGTCTTGATGACAATGATTATATTAACTGTTATATGAAGGGTTGGTGTGCAAAAATTACAGAAGGTAGAACAAAATTAGAAATAGCTAATAATATTGGGAGCAAAAATAATAATGGTAATGACTTTACAATCGAAAATGAACCAGACAGCAAAAACATCCCGTTCATATGATCAGGACCAATTAAAGGTTATATGCGATAGCTTATGTGATAGGATAGAATCTTTATTTGAGGTCTTATCTATAGACGATGTACATCATAATGGTAAGATGTATGTTGGATGTTGTCCAATACATAATGGAGACAATAAGAGCGCTTTTAATCTATATCCAGATGGAGATACGTATAGAGGCAATTGGAAGTGTAGAACACACAATTGTGAAAGATATTTCAAAGCATCTATAATTGGATTTATTCGTGGTGTTTTGTCGAATAAAAAACATAATTGGGAAAATAACACAAATAAAAGCGTAGGTTTTCAAGAAACTATGGAATTCATAGAAAAATTTCTTGGAGACGATTTAAAGAACATAAAAATATCTAAAACCCAAAAAGAGAAAAATAGATTCTCTTCTGCAATAAGTCATATTACACAAAAAGATATTGATTATGTTTCACAAATTAGTCGAAGCAGTATAAGAAAATCATTAATAATTCCTGCTCAGTATTTTATAAACAGGGGATTTAGTTCAAAAATTTTAGATAAATACGACGTAGGACTCTGTGACAAAAAAGAAAAAGAAATGTATAATCGTGCTGTCGCACCTATCTACGACATTGATCATAAATATATGGTTGGTTGTACTGGTCGTAGCATTTTTAACAAATGCTCTTTATGTGAATCATATCATGACGAAAATAATTCCTGTCCATCTGAAGAAGATAGATGGAAATTTCCAAAATGGAAACACAACTACCAATTCAAAAGTCAAAACCATTTATACAACATATGGTTTGCAAAAACCAAAATTCTTGAAACCACAAAAGTAATCTTAGTAGAAAGTCCAGGCAATGTTTGGCGTCTAGAAGAATGTGGAATACAAAACTCTGTTGCTCTGTTTGGGGCAAATTTGAGCGATAGACAAAAAATGTTATTGGATGGTTCTGGCGCTATGACTATTATTACCATAATGGATAATGATGATGCTGGTCAAAAAGCCGCATCTCTTATAAAAGATAAATGCAAAAATACATACAATATTATGAATCTAAATATTAGTAAACCAGATATAGCCGAAATGTCGGAAGAAGAAATTAACAAAGAAATAAAGGCATACGTATGACTATGATATTAGGTTTTGCCGGAAGAAAACAATCTGGTAAAACTACCTGCTCAGAATTTGTTCTAAGTTATTTTAATGGAATACTTAATAGTGCTAAAATATATAATTTTGCGGATCCTCTTAAAAAAGATATCTGCATGAATATACTAGGTTTAACTTATGAACAATGTTATGGGGAAGATATAGATAAAAATACTATTACAAATATTCAATGGGATGGCAAAAGTCTCACAGCACGAGAAGTAATGCAATTTATTGGAACAGATATCTTTAGAAAAATGAAAAGAGATGTTTGGACTAACGCAACAATCAATAGAATTAATCAAGAAAAATCAAAACTAGCCATAATTGCTGATTGTAGATTTCCTAATGAAGTAGAATCGATTAAATCTGCTGGTGGATTAGTTATAAAGCTTATGAGAAATCCATATAATTCTGATCATGATAGTGAAACTTCTCTTGATACGCATAACTATGATCATGACAATTTTGATTTAGTTGTACACAATGATGTGTTGGGAATAGCTGATCAAAACAATATAATTTTAGAATTTTTAAAACATAAAGGAATAGTACCATTATAATCACATATTTTAGAAGTAGTTCTTTTAACACACATAATATGTGTGAACAGCAATATTTTATGGAATATGTGCTTGGGTGGCGTGGTCCCTCAAATAAAAAAGCAGACAAAGGTACTATAGTACATAAAGTTTTAGAAGTTTTAGCAGATATTAAACTAGCACAGCAAAATAAAAAAAGTAAAATTGTTGATGATATTTTAAAAGAGATTGATACACAGAACTATTCTTTAAACGATATCATAGAACAAGTTTATGATTTTTATACCAAACAATTTGGTCATCACGAATGGTCAAGCAAAGACTTCTCTGATTGTAAACTATGGTGTCAAAAAGTAATTGATTTTAATGGTGGTATGTTTGATCCAAGAAATAGACAAATTCTTCAACCAGAACAACATTTTGATATAGTTATAGATAAACCTTGGTCAAAATATAGTTATAAAACTGACGAAGGAGATCTGGATGGAAATTTGGCTTTAAAAGGCACTATTGACTTGATCACCAGGATCGACGACAATACTATAGAAGTCATAGACTGGAAAACAGGCAAAAGGCTGGACTGGGCAACAGGACAAGAAAAAACTCACGCAAAACTACAAAACGATCCACAGTTAATGATATATCATTATGCTATAAGTCAAATATTTCCAGAATACGACCATATCATAGTTACAATTTACTTTATCAATGATGGTGGTCCGTTTTCAATAATGTTTGATAAGAGCGATCTTGCTAGAACAGAAAATATGTTAAGAAATAAGTTTGAGATTATAAAAAAGACAAAAAAGCCAAGACTACATAAAACATGGATGTGTAGTAAACTTTGTCATTTTGGTAAAACCACTTTTGAAGACAACAGTAATATAAAACCCATCGTCGAGTACAGAGATAACCAACCCTGTAACATTGGCTATAATATGACAAAATGTGAACAGGTTAAACACGAAATCGAAATCAAAGGGATAGATCAGGTAATATCTGAATATAAAAACCCACAACATAACTTTGGTAAATATAAAGCCCCAGGATCAATAGAATGAAATATAATCCGTTACATTGTCACTCAATGTATTCTTTGCTTGATGGTCTTTCAAAACCATCACAGATTGCGTCCCGATGTGTTGATATTGAAGCTAAAGCATGTGCATTAACAGATCACGGAAATATAGCCGGAGCAATTAAATTTCATAAAGCGATGACTAAAGTTGGAGTAAAACCAATTCTTGGTTGTGAGATCTATTTGTGTGACAAAGACGCAACAGATCAAACCAAAGACAATAAAAGTCTCACACACTTTCTTATTTTGGCCAAAAATATAAAAGGTTGGAAAAAATTAATTAGTCTTGTGTCAGAATCTAATAGGCCCGATTTTTTTTATCATAAGCCAAGACTAGATTTAAATAATCTGGCAAGATTTATAGATGGTAATCTTATAGGATTTTGTGGACACCTAGGCTCTCTTGTTGCGGATAAAATAATTGATAACGATAAGATTAATCCCGATTGGAAAAATATTGGTAGTTCAATTGTTAACAAATTAAAGAATATCTTTGGTAATGATAATTTTTTTCTAGAAGCACAATTAATGGATGTGGTTAATACTCCAATACAAAAAAACTTAACAGATGTAATAAGAGAACTTGGCAAGATTACAGATACTAAAGTAATATGCACACCAGATGCTCATTATGCGAAAAAAGAGGATGCCTCTGATCAAAGAATATTGCTTTGTAATAACTTAAAAACAACACTGCCTGATATAAGCAGAAAAATAGCAAATAATCAAGATGTTCCATTGGGTTGTTTCTTTAATTCTGACAACTTTCATATTTTATCTCAAGAAGAGATGTCGGATATGCACACAGAAGAAGAGATTGCTAATACTCAATTAATTGCTGATATGTGTGAAGAATATGATATTACAAGCCGTCCAAAGCTACCTCCTTTTGATTGTAAGCCTAATCCAGACGAATTTTTAAGACAATTATGTAGAGATGGCTGGAAAGATAAGATAGCTAATTTCATAACAAAGGAAAAACAAGAAGAATATGTTGATAGAATTAAGTATGAACTAGGAATTTTACAAGGGGCTGGGTTGAGTAGTTACTTTCTAATAGTACAAGATATTGTGCGATATATTAGAAATAGCAATTGGCTTCCAGGTCCAGGAAGAGGTAGTGCCGCTGGATGTCTTGTTTCTTACTTAATAGGAATAACTAGTATTGATCCAATAAAATATAGTTTACTTTTTGATAGATTTTACAACTCCGGACGCAACACTAGTGACCGAGTTAGTATGCCAGATATTGATGTGGACGTTCCTATAGAAAAAAGAGAAAACATTATAGACTATATCAAAAATAAATATGGGCAAAACCAAGTTTCTCAAATGGTTACTTTTAATACCATCAAAGGTAGAGGCGCTATAAAAGATGTATTAAGAGTCTATGGGAATATAGGTTTTGATGAAATGAATAAAATTACAAAAAATATTCCGGACGAAGCAAAAATTGCTGACGAACTACAAGAAATGAAAGATGAAACTGGAGAAGCTTCTATCATAAGATGGTCGTTAGAAAACGAGTCCGACAAACTTAAAGATTGGTGCTTTATTGACGATAATAATGAACTACAAGGGCCTCTTGCCAAGCGATTTGAACAGGCTATAAGATTAGAGGGCACCAAGGTGAACCAGTCAAAACATGCCGCTGGGGTTGCAATAGCTGATGAAAACCTATCAGATATTTGTCCAATGATATATGATACCAAAAGCGAAACAAAAATAGCTGGTATGGAAATGGAAGATCTAGAAAATATCGGTGTTGTTAAATTCGATATTTTAGGTGTTGCTATGTTAGATAAAATTATGTTTATTTCAGAATACTTAAAAACGGAGGGACTATAATTATGAAGTTTCATGAGCTTGCTGTTGGAGAAAAATTTAAAATGAACAATTTAGAATATCAAAAAATTCCTGAAGTTAAACTTAGTTGTTGCAAGATTAAAGAGAATGCTCAATCTTCTAGCGACGGATCTAAGATTGTTGTGAAGCCACTGGACGAAGTAGAAAGAATTGCTCAAAACTAAATATGTTAACCAAAAAAATTTGCGTATTCGACTTTGAAACCGACGGATCAGATCCGTATGTCTGTAGTCCGGTTCAGTTATCTGCTGTTATTGTAGATCCGATTAAACTTGAAATTATATCGGGATCAGAGTTTAATGTCTTTTTCAAGCCAGAGGTAATAGAAAAAGATCCAGATTATCAATATACAACAGATATTATTGATTTTCATTCTAGAGTAAAAGGATGTTCTCAAGAAGAGATATATAAACAATGGCAAGAATATCCTTCTCAAGAAATATCTTGGACATCGTTTATAAACTATTTAGAAAAATACCATTGCGGTGGCAGGAAAAAGAAAAATATGTTTTCTGCTCCAATAGCCGCTGGATACAATATCAATAGGTTTGATTTAAAAATTATAAACAGACTATCAGAAAAATATAAAAATCTAGAGACAAAAGAGAATGTATCTAATCTTTTTTATCCTAGAGACGTAATAGATATTATGAATTTAGTATTTTATTGGTTTGAAAATTTAGATATAAAAAGCTATTCATTAGATAATGTTCGAGATTTCTTAGGGATAGATAAAGAAGGAGCGCATGATGCTGTGAAGGACGTTATAGATTCCGCAAATATCCTTATAAGATTTTTAAGACTACATAGAAATTTATCGTCAAAGATTAAGTTCAAAGGATCTTTTACTAATGCTAGCTAAGTATGAGTGTGGATGTTCTTTTAGAATATCAGATTCCGAAGACCGAAATAAGATCATTTACGACACAAACGATATAAATTTTGATTGTGTAAAAACTTGGGACCTTCTAGCAGACGGAAATACAAAAGGAGTATTTCAGTTAGAGTCTCGACTTGGACAAAGTATGTCAAAAAAACTAAAACCAGAAAATATAGAACAATTATCTGCGTTGATTAGTATTATGAGGCCGGGATGCTTAGAGGCTTTTAGGGAAGGAAAAAGCGTAAGTAATCATTTTATAGACAAAAAAAATGGATCAGAATCTATAGATTATTTTAATGAGGCTCTTGAGCCTATACTAAAAAACACTTATGGAGAAATGGTCTATCAGGAACAGGCTATGGAAATAGCTAAAGATATAGCCGGTTTTAATTTGCAAGAAGCAGATATGCTTAGAAAAGCCATTGGCAAGAAAAGGCCAGAAGAAATGGCAAAAATCAAAAATAAATTCATTGACGGCTGTAAAAAGATAAATAAGGTTTCTGTTGATGAGGCAGAGCAGATATTCGGATGGATAGAAAAAAGCCAAAGATATTCTTTTAATAAGAGTCATGCGGTAAGCTATGCTGTTAATGCTTATATCTCTGCGTTCGCAAAGGCTCATTTTCCATTAGTCTTTTTCTTATCGTATTTAAGATTAGCAAAAGATAAAATTAAGCCACACGAAGAAATATTAGAGTTGATTATTAACGCAAAAACGATGGGGATCTATGTCTTTGGTCCAGATCTGAGATTAAAGAATAAGGACTTTGTTATTAATGATACAAAGATATACTTTGGTTTGACCAATATAAAAGGTCTTGGAGATGCGGTATTTATTAAATTGTTTGATCTAATCAAAGATAAAGATCTTTATCAGTATGCTTGGTTGAATATGCTATTTGAGGTTCTACTAAATATTAACAGTACCGCCGCAAAAGCACTAATATCTTCTGGGGCTTTAGACTATTATAAAATATCTAGAAATAAAATGTTGCATGAATATATAATGGTTTCCGAATTAACCAATAAAGAAATAGCTATATGTCTACAAAGCGAAATAAAAAATACAGAGCTAAAAAATATTCTGAGATTTTTACTAACCCAAAAGGTAAGCAAACCAAGACAACAAAAGGTTTTATCTCTTATTAATCAACTAGAAAACCCATCTTATAGTCTAGAAGATAGTATAGAATGGCTATCGGATAACGAGAGAGAACTACTAGGAGCATCTATTACCTGTACAAAAACAGATTCTTACGATTCTTCGTATGCTAACACAGATTGTGGTAATATACAATCTTTTAATACAGACAAGCAGTTTTTTATTGTAGCCGAAATAGATGGATACAATGTTATAAAAACAAAAAGAGGGAAAAATCCAGGACAGGAAATGTGCTTTCTAAAACTATCAGATTCTTATGGAAGCATAGATTGTGTTGTTTTTCCGGATGAATATTCGGAAATGAAAAATTTATTAGAAATTGGAAGAGTTTTAATGTTTAATGGTCAAAAATCAAAAAAAGACCATACACCAGTTGTAAAAAAATGTTTTGTTGTTTGACTTGACTTTGGCGAATTTTCGTTTATATTAAAGTAATGGTTTTGAATTTTAGCAAAAATAAGGAGTTGATACATGAATATTGTAATTTTAAGAGGTAATCTAACGCGCGATCCAGAATTAAGAACAGTTAATAGCGGAGAGAAGCAAACATCTGTTGTTTCATTCACCGTTGCTGTATCAAAGGATTTTACAAGAGCTAATGGAACTAAAGACAAAATTGTTTCATATGTTCAATGTGAAGCATGGGATACCGGAGCAGAAGTTATTGGTGAGTCCTTTAAGAAGGGCGATCTGGTAATGATCGAAGGTAGTCTGAGGAACGATAATTGGGAAAAGGATGGTGTCAAGCACTCGACACTTAAAGTTAGAGTAAATAATTTCTCAAAGATTACAAAGTTAAAGAAGCGAGAGTCAGCAGAAGAAACTGTCGCTTTCTAAATCCTAAATATTTATTAAAGACTTGGGGATGGAAACATCCCCTGTCTTTTTTAAATGCTATATCAACAATCAACCCTATCTTAATTAGCATGTCAAAAAAAAGAATTCTAATGTGCGCCGAATTTCATGGTATAAATTCGGGATTCGGTCGATATACAAAAGAGATTTTATCTAGACTACATAAAAATCCGAACTATGAAATAGCAGAATTCGCGTCTTATTGTAGTGATTCTTATGTCAAAGATGTTCCTTGGAAAGTATATCCCAATATCGTAGCCGAAGGACACAAAGACTTTGAAGTATATAAGTCTAATCCAATTAATCAATTTGGCCAATGGAGATTTGAAAAGGTTGTTTTACACTTCAAGCCAGATATAGTTTTTGATATAAGAGACTATTGGATGTTTTCGTATCAAGAAATGTCTCCACTATTAAGTTATTTTCATTGGGTTGTTGCTCCCACTATAGATTCTATTCCACAAAAAACAGAATGGCTTAGAACGTTTAATAACGCAGACACGGTTTTAACACATACCGACTGGGCAGCAAACTATCTGCTTTCTGTTAATAATAAAATTAAGTTTTCTGGGTGTGTTTCTGATTCTGTGGATAGCGATGTATTTAAACCAGTAACTTGGACCAAATCATATCACAAAGCAAAATACAACATTCCTTCCGATGCTATAATAATAGGGTCGGTCATGAGAAATCAAAAAAGAAAGCTAATACCAGAATTATTTGCCTCACTAAGAGATCTAATAAATAAAACAGATCAAAAGATTTTTCTTTATTTGCACACTTCGTTTCCGGAAGCCCAAGGATGGAATATACCAGAGCTTTTACAAGAATACGGTATTTATAATAATGTATTATTTACATATTATAATCCAAATAATAAAAAAGCCTATTGTTCTCTATATAAAGGCGCAAGAATAAATTGCCCAGATGATGCTGGGCATTGCATATTTCCAAATGTTATTAATGGTTTAGACAACAATCAACTTGCAGAAATATATAATTTATTTGATATCTATGTACAATATGCCATATGTGAAGGATTAGGAATTCCACAATTAGAGGCTGTGTCATGCGGCGTACCTTTGTTTGCCGTAAATTACAGTGGAATGAGCGAAATACTGGCTAAAGTAAATGGAACGCCAATAGATTGTGTTTTAGCAAAAGAACTAGAGACTGGGTCGGATAGAGCCACTCCTATAAATTCTGATCTTGTAAACAAGGTCTTATCCTGGATCTCTTTGAGTAAAAAAGAGAAAACAGAACTTTCTAAACAAACAAGAAAGCTTCTTTTAGAAAATTATAGTTGGGATAAAACGGCAGAAAAACTATGTGATGTTTTTGATAGTCTTGAACCAAAAAATTGTTGGAATAAACCAATGATAACTCAAAATTTAAATGTTCCAGATAAACTATCTAATAGAGAGTTTGTTAATTTTATCGTTGAGAATATATTATGTGAACCCAGATTAAAGCAAACACATTTTGTACAAAATCTTATTAGATATATGGATGAATCTTATGATACCAATAATATTGGAGAAAATAAAGCTCCAAAACAACATGTTGTTAAGTCTTTAGAGGTATTTCTAAATAATAAAATTTATTGTGAAAAACTTCGTAATGGTGAAATAGACATATCTGGCGAGATCTTTTTAAATAAATAATAATGGATAATATACTATATATCGGACCATATAGAGAATTTAGCGGAATAGGAAACGCATCACGATCCTATTTAAAGGCCCTTATCCATAGTGGACATAATATTAGCGTAAGACCAATATATAATATTTTTAAAGGATGTCCCGAAGAAGAAATTGATCAAGATATTTTGGAACTAGAATCCAATTTTAGTAAAAAATACCATAAGGTTATTCAACACTGTTTTCCTCATCAGTTTTGTTTTAACAGCAAATTTGATCAACACATAGGGATCGTTCATCTGGATTCTTTTAATTATAAGAATAATGTCTTTCAATATTTGGATATCATGGATGATATAATTGTTGGATCCTCTTTTGTTTATAATCAACTTAACAAACAAACATCTGCTAATATACATATTGTGCCAGAGCCTATAGATCTTGATAGTATTAGAGAATATAGAAATAGTACAAAAAAAACAGAAAAGACAACTTTTAATTTTTATTGCATAGCCGACTTTATAGACAAAAAAAATATACAAAAAGTTCTTTTGTGTTTTATAGATCTAATAAGACAGTATGAGAACGTGGAACTAGTTATTAAAACCAAGTCTTATTTAGGCGAAGAAATTATAATAAAAGATAAAATCGAATACGAATTTTCTAAAATATACGATTTATATAAAACATCAAAAATAAAGAAGAAACCCAAAATAGTTGTTGGAGATGTTAAAACAGAGGCTATGTACTATATACATAATAATAATGATTGTTTTATCAATGTTTCTAGCGGAGAAAGTTTTGGACACTCAACATTAGAAGCTATGTCTTTTGAAAATAGTATAATAGTAAACAAAAAAATAGGCAGTCACGACATAGTTAAAAATGGTTGTGGATTTTATGTAGATAGCGTTACTAATAACTGTTTTGATGCGGATAGACTATTTCCTATGTATAATACGCCACAACAACTTATTCACGAGCCTGTGATACATAGCATATTTGATCAAATGAGCAATGCTATAAATGAATCCTCAGAATCTAAAGAAATAAGAATCAAAAAACAAAAAGAACAAATACTAGATTTTTCTATAGATAAAATTTCTTCATTAATTAGTAACATATGATAGCCAATATTATAAATAAAGAAGCTGTGACGGCTGATCCGACAATAAACATATGTATGTCGCGTCATGAGAGTCAATACTGCAAAAACTACTTTAAAGAAATATTTCCAAAATCTTTTGTGGTAGATTTTGAAGATTCTTATTATGGGAATATGGAGCCCACTATTATAATTTGTAATAATAGATTAACACACCTAGAAAAAAGTATAGAATTAGCTAAATTTTTTCATACTCCACTAATTATTATAGACCACGACACAAAACCAGAGTTGGTAACAAATCAAACCAAAAGTGAGTTTTTAATTAGTCCTGTATCTCAAATAGCTTTATCTAAGGATATATATTTTTCTTGGAATAAAATACATGATGATATTATCGATCTAGCATTGGAAAATAAACCAAAATGGAAAAACATAATGTATAATATGTGTAAGCAAAGTTTTAAAATTAAAATAAATAAGATAAAATAAAATGGCAAAAAAAACTAAATTAAATAAAATATCAAAATTAATACAAAAAGACACTAATTACTTTATTCATATTTTTGAATCAAATAAAGATCTAGATAATTTTGAGTTTATAGATCTAGAAACATTTTTTAAAAAACATAAAAAAAATGAATCTTGCAATGATATATTAATATCCGATCTATTAGAATATTTTAGTGAAGCGGATAGTTTAGAGGTTCTTTCCGGCATATTATCTAAAATGAAAAAGGGCAGTAGATTGTATGTGCAGGGTACGGATATATTGTCTGTATGCTCTAGTTTAATAAACAACCAGATTACTCCGTCGATGTTTAATATGATAGTTTATGGTTTGGGTAAAAAACATATGTTTACTTTTGGAAACATCAAATCTCTTTTAAGTGGACAAAATTTGCAAATTAATCAAATAAAATTTATAAATGGCATAAACTATTATATAGAATGTACTAAGCTATGACTGGTATAACGTATGCGATTATTGCTTGTTATATAGACAAAGGCATGAAATCAAAAGGCTCAAAATGTTTGATGGAGTTTAATAAAAAAAAATTATTAGACTATCAAATAGGTAATATAATATCTGGACATAATAAAAAAATACCATATGAAATTATTATTATAACTAATTTTGAAACTCAAAAAATTCAAAAACACTTCTCAGAAAAAGCGAAGATTATTGAACACAAAGAGCTTGTTAATCCAATAGTTCAAATATCGGAAGAAGCCAAATATAAAAATATCTTTTTTATAGACTATGGTTGTGTATACTCAAAAGATATCATCAATAATTTAAAATTTGCTGATTCTTTTATCTTATCTATTAAAAATAAAGCCAGTAACGAATTAGATGTTGGAATTACAAAAGATAATACTGATATTATAACACATATGTTTTTTGGTTTAGAAGACTGCAAATTCACAAATATGTTTTATCTATCAGAATCAGACACAACTAGAATATTAAAAAATATCAGCATCCACAGAAATAACTTATTATATTTTGAAATTATTAATTTTTTGGTAAATCAAGGTTCGTTAATAGCCACCAGACCGATAAATAAAAACCTATTCATCTTTTTTAATAATGCGAGACAAAAAAATGGAATTACAAAATTCATCAAAAATAATTGATATAAGTCTATATTATAAAACTATAGACGAAAATATTTTTAAAGAACAAGCATTTGTGGAACTTATAAACATGCTTGTAAAAAAAGAATTAATTTATAAGTATAAATACGCGTTCTATACTGACGCATATTTACTAAAAACTAATATTTATATACCAAATTTTCATACTATGTATTTGGCTAATGGCAGTCATAATGTGGTGATAAAAAATAGTGAGGATCTTTGGCTTTTAGAAATATTTAATAATAATCGTTATTATGTTCTAGACGATCCAAATGATACTTTCGATTACGAAAGTCATGGGATTATAAAATTACGTCAACTAAAAGATATAGGGATAGAATAAAATGAATTATGAAAATTTATCCGATGAAAAAAAAACAGAGTTATTAAAAAAGCTATACATCAAAGAACAAAAATCATTTAAGCAAATTGCGGATGATTTAGGCTCCTATTCTAATAAGATTCGGAGAGATGCAAAAAAATTAAATATACCAATTAGAACAAAAAGCGAAGCTCAAAAAAATGCTTTAAGCAATGGTACGATAAAGCATCCGACCAAGGGTAAAAAAAGACCAGATGATGTCAAAGCTAAAATAGGTTTGTCTGTTATGCAAAGTTGGGAGAATCTGACCGAGCAAGAATTTAAACAAAGGCAAAAAAAAGCCAAAGACACATGGGAGTCCATGAGCGAAGATCAAAAAGAACGAATGGTAAAACTAGCCAATGAGGCTGTAAGATCGTCTAGTAAGACTGGGTCTAAGTTAGAAAAGTTCTTATTGGATAGTTTGATTAAAAATGGATATCGAGTAGAATTTCATAAAGAACAAAACTTACTGAATACAAAACTACAGATAGATATATTTTTACCAGAAATTAATACTGCTATAGAAGTTGATGGTCCGTCGCATTTCTTGCCAGTTTGGGGAGAAGAATCTTTAAAAAGAAACATCAAGTATGACAATAAAAAAACAGGACTTTTGCTCGGCAAAGGCTGTGCTATCATAAGAATAAAGCAAACCAAGGATTTCTCACCAGCACGAGCGAGTTTAATAGCACAATCAGTTCTAGACGAGCTTGCAAAAATAAAAAATAAATTTCCGGAACCCAATAATAGGACTATAGAAATAGGAGACTAAAATGATGGCAAGACCAAAAAAGAATTCTACAGAAACTACGGAGGTAGAGGCGGTGTGTTCGGAATCGACCAAAAACACAAATGATATGAATAAGCCTAATCAAAACGATATTGGTTGGACAGACTATGTTCTAGGATTGTTGTCTGATGACGAGAAAATAAGCGGCAACCCTACTACGGACGGATTAAGGCGTGTCTTTGAAATAGCATTAAATTGTGCTGTTGTAGAATCTACTAGTAATGTTGTTCAAACTCCGGATATTAACAACGAAAAACGAGCAACTGTGGTTCATACCATAGGCTATATATTAAATAATTCCGACAGCAACAGCGATCCCATGCTTTTAAATATGAGGACTGTGAGCGGCGCTGCGGACGTTTATTGGGGTAATTGCGACAAGGTGTTTAGAAATCATCCGGTTGCCGTTGCCGAAACACGAGCCGAAGGACGAGCATTAAGACGAGCACTTAAACTACGCAAAGTAGTGGCTGCGGAAGAATTGGCCAAAGATATTGAGGACCATCCTGATCATGATACTGTAAATAAGATTACTAATAATCAGATTAATTTTATTGATGTTCTTAGTAAAAGACTAGATATCAATGTTAATAAGATGCTAGAAAAACTTGGATACGAAAGCAAGAATATCTATAATATAGAGCATGCAAATGCTATTGAAATTAGTAAACTATTATCGTCATATCAGCAAGATATTTCCGCAATCACTGAGGATATAAAAGGATATGACACAAACTGGAAGTAGGGTGTTATATGAAATTAAATTACAAGGTTAGTGATAAACTACAATTTGAACTTGAGGGTGCTGGTCAAAAAGAAGTATTTAAGGAATTAGCTATTATTCAAGAAATTTTTGGCGAGAAAAATTGTGGTTTGTGCGGTAAGGATAGTATCAGATTTGTGGTTCGTAATGTTGAAGATAATGATTATTATGAACTACGATGTGATTGTGGTGCTATACTAGCATTTGGTCAGCATAAAAAGGGTGGCACTCTATTTCCAAAACGCAAAGATGATGAGGGTAACTATTTGCCAAATAAAGGCTGGCATAAATGGAATAAAGAAGTTAAGGATAGGTGATGAGTCCTCTTTATTTTAATAATGGAAAATTATTAATAGTTAATGGTAAGTTAGCAACTAACAGCAATTGCTGCTGCGGCGGAGAGTGTTGCCAGGAAGTAATATGGACACTCTCGTATGGCGAGTGCAGCAATCTCGAGCCTACGCAAGCCACTACCGGTGTTGAAGCAGATTGTTACGCATACTTCACATGGGAGGATAACGACTGCCTCAACGAGCTTGTTGGCCGTGACTGCGGCGACCCGTTCGGTGATTGCGCCATCTATGCGCGAGTGAAGATCACGGGCAACACGCCGGGCGAGATCGAGTACCTTCAATCCGAAGACCCGGATGTGTGGGGGGCCGCCCCTCCTGGCGGGTTTTGCGACTGCCCGGATTATTTCGGCAATCTGGAAGTCGCATGCGAGTGCTGCACTTGCGCAAACAAGCGTCAGGCTATTGACGAGTTGCGATTCAAGTTTTGGAACGATGCCCCCCCGGATCTGATGTTTGAAGAAACACCGCCTCCTGAAGACGGATACCTGATCGACGATGCCGGAAGCACTGCTTCTTTTAAGCAATACGAAGATGGATCCGGCTATTACTCTTACAGTTGGAGCGAGGTAGATCCAGAGAACTGCACTTTTTCCATTACTGCCAACGTGCTGCGGATCAAGGCAGAATGCTACGCGGCGCTGCAGGAGTTTTATGAGGACACCACTGGATTTCCTCCTGCACCTGTTCCGATTGACGACTGTTTCTCTACAGGTGACCCGGCTTTCTTTGACGGAGAACAATTTGCGGATTTTACATGGACATTTCGCTTGTTGTGCCAAGGCGATCAGCTGATTGTCGAAGATGCCGGCGACGGCCAGCCGACAGAAAGCGAGTTCAGTAACACAAAATGGAACCCCGACCTTCCAATAGACGGCTGTTCAGCGTGTGAAGTGTATTGCGAGGTGCCGCCTAAGCCACAGATAACGGTCACATCAACCGGCAGCCTGTCGTGTCAATGCTGCGACGAGACCAACCCGCTGCCATGATTACCTGTCGCCTCTCACACCTTGACGCTCGTTGTCGCCAGCGTGGCTACACGCTCGACGAAGTGCGGCCGTGCATCGTCGCCCAGGACGGCGACACGATCACAGTGGACGAGACGCATCCGGCTTACCCGAGTGTGCCGAAGCCGGGACTATCCTCTGAAACAAAGATTTCACCAAATCCACACACCCCTATCTCTGGCGTCGGCACAGAATTAAAAAAACTTTTAGGTAAAATTGGAATCAAAGCAACTCCTAATTGCTCATGTAATAAAAAAGCATTACTAATGGATACTAATGGTATAGAGTGGTGCGAAAAGAATGTTGATACTATAGTTGGATGGTTAAGAGAAGAAGCGACCAAAAGAAAACTGCCCTTTATTGATATGGCAGGAAGAATATTAGTTAAACGAGCTATAGGTAATGCTAAGAAGCGGATATAAATTTAGAAGCAAAACCTTTAGCGGTACATCCTTCTAGGATAGAATACCCAGCACTATTTGAAACTTTGATTGTTCTTCCTATAAGATCAATATCTCCTCCTGTTACTTTTTCTACACTAAGCCAAGCAAAACCGCTATTAATTTTGGCGATAGTACCAAAGGATGTGAGATCGAATTAGCAGGATGGCAACCTGACGATTGCCCTGGACATATAGCTAGTGTGCAATTAATTAAAAATTAATTTATAATAATAAATCACAAATAATAGATAATCTATGGTTACACATAGATAAAGGATCAGAAAAAATGACACCAGCAAGACAGTCTCTTATAGACTATATAGAAAAATAATATTATGGTGGTGGCGTTTCTTCTGGAGAAGCGCATTCAGTAAGTTCATAAATAGTCAAGCATCCATTATCGTCCAAGCCAAGCACTCCAGCACCACCTGATCCTAATCCAGCTAAACATTCTTTAAGACCACAAACGTCCGGACATTCTGTTGGTGGAGTAGTTTCTGTGGTCGTTTCTGTGGTCGTTTCTGTGGTCGTTTCTGTGGTTGTTTCTGTAGTAGTAGTTGTGGTAGTTGTGGTAGTAGTTGGCGTTGTTTCAGTTGTTGTGGTTGTTGTTGTCGTAGTAGTAGAGCACAAACACTCATATGGTTCTTGATTAACAGCCGAGCTTTCTAAAACAATATATTTGCCATCATTAAAAGCTGCGTATACAACAGTTCCTTTACATAAATTTCTTCCTAGAAAATCTGATATTAAGATTGTAGAGGCAGTAATATCAGTCATTAAATTTTCGCCATTAGGACCATATATTCCATAATTTTCATAAAATGGACCGTCGTTACTATGAGGATTTAAAAGAATAGCGTCGGTAGAGCCATATGGTGACAAATCAGATAATAATTGAGCAACGATAATTCTGTCTGATGGTGGACATACCCAAACACCACGATCTCGATCCCATCTTAAATCTATTGGACCAGCTGGCCATGTTTTGGGATTCTCTAACCAGTTGGTCATAAAGTTATTTTTTGTACCTTCTGACTTAAATGTTCCAGCCTCGGCCATTGCTGGCGAATCTATAATATTTGGAATTGGTTTATTCTCAGTATCATATCCCCAAGATTGTAATACTAATGGACCACGCAAAGCAGCAAACCCATAATCTTCTTCATTTTGTTTTTTAGTCTTGTCTTCTAATTCAGAAACTTTATCTCCAAATGCCACATATTGAATATTAAATCCTTCTGCTGAAACTCCCCTACCTCCCCAATCTTGCAGTAATTTCTTAGATAAAATAGGATTTAAAAATTTTTGATTAATAGGTATTCTTTCCGGATTTCCGTTTTTGAAAATTGGAGGCATCGGTGGTCTACTTTTAGTCAATCTATTTTCAGATTCTTTTGTTCTATCTATTGCTGGAGTCATTGAACCTTTATACTCATTAGCAGAATCTAGATTATATTTCGAAAATCTGGCCAATCCACCACGAGTTCCACCAAGAGAAATAGGAGTTAAAAGACCATCCATAGACATAATAGCGATATTTGCAAAACCCGCGCCATTTACAGCGTCCTCTATTCCATGTTTAGCATTTAATCCTATCTCATATAATTTTGGATCACTTGCGCTACCAGATGTTGAACTTGATGTAGAAGGAGTTCCTTGTGTAACTTTGCATTTTTCTTGAGCTTTTTTCTCTGTGGCCCATCCGGTTCTGCTTCCATAGCCACCACTAGTATTTGTGTTGGTCTCTTTATCATAAAATCCACCCATGAGTAAAAATCCAGGACTAGCGGCATGTTGCATACCTTGCTGTGGCAAATTTAGTTTATCTAATACTTTAGAAACCGCGGATAAAGCACCATATATACCGCTAATCATCTTTCTTCTTTGGTCTTTAATTTTATCAAGAACCTGACTTCTTACAGTATTATTTTCTCTTACCAAAGAAGCTATTGCTTGTCCATAATCTGCGTATTTTTTAGAAAAGGTTTTAAATGAATAGCTTGTTGTCACACCTCCACTACCATTATAGTTTACATTAATATTATCTACAAAAATTCCAGCTTGTAAAAAGTATTGAACATTATATCCTGGAGGTTCTGCAAGAGTGAACGATCCATTTTCCGAGATATTAGATGTTCTAATTCCTTGAGACGCCAGGGCATTGCCCACAGTATATAGTCCTGACCAGCCGCCATAATTCCATGGATTAAGATCAGTAGCAACACTAACTTTTGTTGTACCAATTGCTCCTCCACCACCAACAAATGGACCATAAACATAAACATTGCTTTTCATTGGAATTACTGCATTTTCTATCGCTCCAGCAGCAAAATTCATTTCAAAAATATTAAATGATGTTACATCAGAGAATCCCTTGTCTCTCTTTATTAATTCATCATATTTATCTGTTCCAAAAAGAACAGCAAAAGCACGAAGTCCTTTATTTAATAAATAATTTTTTTCTTCTCCAAAATAAGGCAAGCATGCTACGGCACTTTCTGTTTGTATTAAAATTTCTGGAAAAGAAGTATTGGCATTGGTAAAAATAGGATTACCAGCAGCACTACATTTTAAATAAATTCTATCATTTTTTATAATATATGATGTAGAAGTCATTTCTCTTGGAGCTATTCTGAATTGAGTTTCTTTTCCTGCTATAGTTTTTTTGCTACCTCCAAGACTAGAAAAATCAACAAATCCAGAAATTCTATTATCTGGCGTTTCAAATAAAACAGTATCTTGACCAACCACAAGACCTCTAATTCCTCCACTAAGTTGACTTTCGCTGGGATATCCTCCATCAGAAGGCACATCAGATAAATAATATTGGCCAGTATCACTATAAACAATGCTAGCATTACTTCGTGGATATCTACAAAAATTATTCACAGGTATCATATATTTTTTAGCATAATATTCATCAATAAAAGATCTAAACCACTGATATGCCTGATCATATAAAGCATATTTTGCTGCTGAATTAGCTTTTGACGGAATCTTAGACAAACTATGCATTGCTTGTTTCCAATCTATAGTTTTGGAATTAGCATTAGATAGTACGTTATAAGCATCTATTACACTTTGACCAATACTATCATTTAAACCAAGAGCATTAATAATAGCTCCAGACAAGCCTTTGTTATTCATTCTTAAACCATACATTAACCACATCTGTTGTGATCCAGAGCATATGATTTCTTCTTCAGAAACATAATAATCATCAACACCCAAGTTTATTCCTATAGATTTTAGACTTCTAACATCCAAAACAAATGTAAAATTACTGTTATATATCCTTTGTGGATTGCCTTTGGAGTCATATCCCATAAACATAGCTATTGGTCTTCTAGAAGCTGACACGTCTGCTAGGTATTGTACTTTATCTCCTATTATAATTTTATTACTAGGCTCATATATTTCTTGAGATCCTTCTTCACTATTTATCAGGGTTCCTGTTTGTTTGGCTATGCCTATTATATTTTGTATAACTCCCAAACTTGGTTGTATGGATCTATCTAATAAGAAAATAACTATGGTTGAGCCGGCAAGCTCCACAAAATAATCACAAGCAATATCTTGACAAGCTTTATCTATTAGGCCAGACAAAGACTCGCTTTCGCCACTTAATCTTGACCAAAAAGCTTTGCTTCTTACTGTTGATGTAAGCAGGCTAATATCTATTCTTAGTGGATCTCCTGCGGTTGTGTATACCGTTTGTCCCGCAAGCGCTTCTAAAACTTTATATGTTTGTACTCCGTTCTCTGGACTATATCCTTGCAATGCTGAATTACCAAAAGCACTACAAGATCCAACTCTGGGCCAATTTTCAGAATCTGCTCCTGGAGGACAAACAGCAACTCCTGGTTCTAAATTATCAAAAACATTTATAAAATTAGCTATTCCATTGATAGGACAGTAATAGTCTTTATACATAACAGTAACATTTTCAAGAATTCTTTTTGGATCAATAATTTTTATTTTAAAAATAAATCCTGAAGCTGTAATAGAGTATGTTGATTCATTAACAATGCCTCCAAAAACAAGAGCATTGCATTGAAATCTAACAGCTTTGCCTACTAGTGGCAGAATTGTTGGGATATTTGATACGTTATTACATCCTCCATATAAAAAAGATAATTCTAATGTGGAAGATCCTGATCCAACACCTAAATTAAGAGAAAAGTCTTGTAATGTAACAGAGCCGCTTATGGCTGCTCCGCCACCATTTACATAAGTAAAACTAAAAGAGGCTGGTGCGGAAGTACATAGTGTTGACATTATTATTTCCTTATAAATATCTTTTCATTATATGATACAAAGTCCAGGAAAACCTCCTCATCAGAATTGTTTTCTATAGTAACTTTCGTCTCATTCTGATATAGTCCTAAAGAATTAAGATTATCTTGATCTCCTATAATTGTATATACACCCGGAATCAAGTTTGCAAACTTTGTTGACACACTAAAGGATTTTTTATAATTTTTTGGCCCATATATATAACATTTTATATTTTTACTTAAATTTATACTTATACTAGACGTATTAGTAGTATCTGATGTTTGATCAACGACAACAAATGTTTGATCTAAAATACTTGTGGATAGAACCACCGGTTCTGATTCAATCAAGGGACTAGAAGGTAATTTTGTTTCTTCAATTATAATAGGATCATAACCCAGGTAAACAAAAATATCTCCATATAAAAATTTATCTAATACTTGTGAATTATAGGACTGGATAGTTCTTTTAGCAGTAAGGAAGTGATCGTCGTAGGAAATTTGATTTGAGTCGTATCTTATATTTCTGGGAATATTATTATATAAGTCTTTGATTCTAATTATATAGAATCCATTTTGAATATTTTGTACAGATGTGACATTTTTTATAATCTGTTGTCCTTTATATAAGGAGAACAATGATTCCGACCCTTGATCTATGTAGAAATAGTCTATATTGTATATATTTTCTGTTATTGTATTGTCTGGATTTTCGAATGCGTTATTACCAATAATATTAAAATTAATAAGACTCGTATATTCAACATTCTCTTTGTTATATAAAGAAATATTATTTATGTTATTAAAATTATTGATTGTTTTTAAAATATTTTTAATATTAATAATGTATAAATATTCATCTTTAGATATAGCGCAGTATGTTGCGTTAACGTTGACATTTTCATTCAGAATATTGAACTGTTCTAGAAAATTAATAACTGTAACGGCACCAATTTCGTAGGTGTTTATTTGAGTAATTTTTTTAATATTCTCAAGATAATATTCTGTATTGTCTAAGTCTATATCTCCAATTATTATATTTATATTTCCACCATTATAAAATTCTGGATATTCTAAACCATTAAGAATAAAACTACCTCTAACTAAACTAATATTTTCTGGATCTAGATTACCATGTTTGTCTAGTCCAAGAGTAACGTCGAAAGATTGATCTTTATCAACAAATTTAATTTCAGAATTCATAAATTCAGGATTATTATTTAGATTGATTGAAGGAGCTATATAGAAATAGTAAAACCAATTATCTGAATTATTGTCTAGTCTTAAAATTTCTATTTTTTCATCTCCAATACAATATTTATTTAGCAAGTTTTTAACTATGGAATATTCATAAATTTGTCCATCGATAGATAAATTAATACTATCCTTAGTTTTTTTGTCTTTGATTTTTTGCCAAACCTCAGAATTAGAAACGATTAATTTGTATGGAACTAGAATAGTATTAAAAATAGGTATTGGTTCTCTATATATATAAATTTGATTATCTTCATTGTTTGCTTCTATCTGAAGATTAACAGATATCTCGTTGATATTTGGTAAAACAATACTAGTTTGAGTGGAACATCCATAATCATTGCTAACCGTTAGGTCGTATGTTCCTGGAGTTAATAAATCATTAAATATATATACATAATTATTTTCGTTTATATTATCTAAATATTTAGTTTCTAATGGATGAACATATATCTTTTCTTCTGTAGTAGTATTGGAAAAAATAAAAGAAAATGGACCATATCCATTAACATTACACTCTAGATAAACATAACTATCTAATAATTTAGGAGGTAATGTTCTAGTAACAGAAAACACAATTCTACTATCTTTAATTTCAATTGTTCGTGGCCAACGATAAGAACATCCAGCGCTATCAGATAATAATACTGTATATTCTCCATGAACTATATCGTTAAATCTTATATTATTTGTTTCTGTTGTTGTAGATTGAGAATCAATTGAGCAAAAATAGGGTGGGGTTCCACCACTTATTTCAAGATATATATAGCCATTATTATTTTCACACGCATATTCTGAATATTTTAATTCTGTTATGGATAACTCTGGAGGAGATGTTATAGTTACAGAGTATACGTCTCCTTCAGCATCTGATGATGTGCTTACAACTTTGAATGTGTATGTGCCGTTAGATAAATTTGTTGCTATAAATCCATCATTAGATATAAAAGAGCTTTCAGAAAAATTGCCACCCCATTGTATGACATAGTTTTCATAAGCGCTTGTTTCGGACTCATCGAATTCTATATTTTCAATAAATATACTAGCAATATTATTATCAAAACAAGTATTGTTGATTGTCGAATATATTATTTCCATACATTATCCACATTTAATAAAGGTTTTATTCCTACTATATGAATATGTAGAAATAGTTTTATTTTCTTCTTTAACTAACCATCCATTATATTTACTGGAAGAAAGTGTAAATTGCCTATCAACACAATTTATAATTTCTGCAATTTTTGATTGATCACATCCTTGTAATGTTCCTCTAACCGTAACAGTAGCTTCTTGAGGTTTGTCTCCAATATAATGTATTATAGATCGTAAATTATTTGGCACAATAAATTCTTGATGTCTAACAGATGGCAATTTTTCATCTATCGTTGTTTCTATTGCTGCTACTCCTAATGTTTTACACGTTGGTATATCCGCATATTCTGCGTTAAATGTAATTTCTCCAGCAACAACAGATGTTGATATACTGCTAGATATTCTTTGATAACAAACTTCTTCTTTGTCGTCTGCTTCGCAAGTTGAGTTTGGAGTTGGTCTTGGTTTGTTTCGCTCTCCTGTTGGATTTGGCGATAATTCAGGCCAATTACCATTGATAATTTTTGGTAATATTTTACCCAAAGCAACATTAGCATTAGCTAATCTTTCTCCGGGTCCAATTTTATTGCCTAAAAAATTCAGAGTTGCCGGAGATAATCCTTTGATCGTTCCGCTAATTGTTCTAGTTTTTTTAGGCGTTTCTGATTCTAAAGACACTTTATCATCTGTATTAAGATCCACCCATGCGCTTGGAGCACAGCTCCCAGAGGACATATATAGATCAAATTTCCAAATAGCGGCCCCAGAATCATTTATTTCGAAAGTTTTTGTATCTATCCATTTTTGCCAACCAGAATAATTAGCTAGCGGATTTGTTGCTGCTTCTGGGCCACTAAATATAAAACTCATTAAATTAGCGGCTCTTTCTTCTATAAGAGCAATAGCCTGCTTCATGCCATCATATTCGGGAACACCACAAATATTTCTACCATAGCATGTAACGTTAATTTCTCCTTGTGCTTTAACATATGATTTTGATAAACCCAATTCGGAATCTACTAGTCCCAAGTTATCAGAATTTCCTTCAAAAGATAATTTTTCAAAATATGCTTTGATAAATCTTGCGTTTTTTTCACTTAAATTATTTCGAGTTAAAAATTCAGGATCTGGATTAACAGCCGGACCATCGCCTAATGCTTCTATCGCTATAACAATAGAATAAGTTGCTACGAATGGCTGGTCAGATTGGGATAATTCTACAGATCGTACTCGGCCAGCTCCTGATAAAAAGTCACTAGTTCCTTGACAGCCTATTGTTACCATTACGCAGTCCTGGGTGGATTGTAGGGCTCCGATGTCATTCATCTGTGTTACAATATCTTCTCCAACAATAGTGCCGTCTAAATTTACAATTAATAATCCTCCTATAATATATTGTCCACTTTTATTGTATTCGTATGATGTACTTACGAACGGAGCTGGCTTTAAATTTGTATTTCCTATTTTAACCGAACTGGGGGTGATTGTTGCCATTATAAGCACTCTATAAAGTTTTGTCGAATAGTATAGCTATTTCTAGTTTCTGTGGTGGTATTTTCTATTAGTAGTGCTTTTGCTGGAACATATTGGTTTATTGCTATTGCTAGTCCATCGTTTGTTGTGCATTTTGTTTTATTGCCACAATTATCTTCTGGATATGATGTTGCCACAGTAATATTAACTTTTTTTGCTGATTTACAATTTAAATTTTGTATAAGGGTGCCTCTTCCTGGTAAAATATGCTCGACATATTGAGGTTGTGGTTCGATAATTTCTACTGTTGTTTCTGTTTTGATTCCATCTTTTATACATGTACCTCCGCTACTATCTTGAGTTGTTGACCATTCAAAATTAAAATTGATTACTCCATCTGTTCTAGATACTGATATTGTGCCAGAGGATGGTTTTACATAATTGGAGTCCTCATTATTGCCATCTTCTGGTTTGTTTTCGCATCTACCTATATTGGTATTATTTGTTGGTGGACAATTTGGTTTTTCATTAAGTTCTAATGTTTTGCCAGCCCAACTACCTAAATCTTCATATTTTCCCCTTACTTTTGTAAAAGTTCCCATAGCATTAGCCAATTTTGAAACAGAGCATGTTGATACCAGAGTAACTAAGTCTCCCCAATCTATATTAACAAGACCCGTTACGGTTCCAGATGTAACATATGTTATATCTTTAGATTCGTATGTTCGATTATATGAAAAAATTAAATCGACGAATGCTGTTCCAATAGATGTTGGTGGTAATAAAATCATATCACAACTAAAACTTATAGATCCATCGTTATCTATCTCTATAGATCTAGACTGTAAATATTTTTTATACGCTCCATACAGTGTTATTAATTTTGAATTTGAAATACCGTATTTAACAAGTCTTTTCAAAACACTGATAGTAGTATTTGTTGATCCGCAATATGTTTCGCACTTTAAACTAATACTATTAGAAAATCTTATAAATGCTTTTGACACTCCATTAACTTCATCATAAACATATCCGTGAGAATCTTCCCCTATGGTAATTGATTCTTTTCTACTAAGTTCAACCACACCATCAGCAGCTGTTATTCCAAAGCTATTTGATGGTATAGAAGATATTAATCCTCTTAGTTCTATACTATAAGCGCCCTGGTTTACCCATGATGGATCAGGACCTTGGTCTATGGTAACATTTGTAATCCTCGCTTTGCCACCTAGTGGATTAAAATTTGGTATACCAGTAGTAACCACACACTTTGGTGACGATCCTAATTTTCTGATTAATGCTAGTCTGGACATGACTACGCTTCCGGTTTTCGAGCCGTCTTGATCTGAAACAGATACAATTCCTGTTATTTTAGCAATTATATTTCCTCCGATGATTTCTCCGGAGTCTGATGTATAGTATTCAAATGATATATTAGATGTTGGAGCATATTGTTCCTCATCTAATACCAATGATCCTATTGTAATTGACATAATTATGTATTAAGTGTTGATGCTGTGATTTTAATCCAATTATTATTGCCGCCATGAGCTAGTGTTATGTTATATAGAGAGGATAATGTTTCAAATGCGGATCCTGCTCCTGATTTTCTAATTTCTATAGTATTAACAGATGACATATTAGCTATAGTAAATTTTTTACCTAAATATAAGCCCGTGCCATTTGGTAGATAAACAATAGAAGATCCTGTTGGATATAAAAATTGATACTCGGCGTCTGTGTGTGTTAACTGTCTGGGTGATACAAAAGTTCCGGACGATGCTAAATTATTATATTCTACTTGATTATTTTGATACAATAATGATTGAACACTTCCACTACCAGAAACAGAAATCATAGAGGGTAATATTAATTGATCGGTACTAAAAGATGTAAAGTCACCGGTTGCATAATTACCATCATAACTTATATCTATTACATTACCACCGCTGTTGCGAACAATAAAATCTCCTATATCACTAACTTCCATTGTGCCACTGTTCCAAACAGTTGTGCCAATACTAACTATATCATTAACAACAAAAAGTTGTGCGGTATTTCCATTTACTCCACTACCAACAACGATCTTATCTAGATATCCAGTTTTAGCTATAAGATCTTCAACATATGTTGTATTTGGTTGAATTCCAGTTATATTTTGTCCAAAAATAAATACATTATCATAAGTATTATCGTTATTATTTTTTCCAAATATTGCATTATATTTCCCACTTGAAGTATTATTAGCGCCGTTTATAATTCCATAATCACCACCAGTAGAGATATTACCTGAACCACCCACAATAACACTAGATATTCCATTAGCGCTATTATTTATACCACCAAGTACAGCAGAGTAAATTCCTGCTGCTCTATTATTGAATCCGCCACCTAAAAAGCTATAACTTCCCGATGCTACGCTAATAGCAGATGATCGTCCTCTTTGTAGATCAACCGCATAAGACCCTCTAAGATTACCAGAAGGATCTAATTGAAAAGCATTAGTTCCACTAGGAACTAGTATTAGGTTACCGCTTGTGGAACTTAATGTATTTCCATCCAATTTTAGATTATCCACAGATATACTACCATAAACTATCAATCCAGAATCCACAACAAAATCTGATGATGTTTTAACAACAACTCCGGTGTTGCTAACATTGATATAATTACTAGCATCAGTATAAAGGCTTATAATATTATTACCAGAAAAAGATGCTAAACTATTATTAGAAAGTAGTATATTGTTAATTCCAGAAACTTTTGTATTAGCGCCGATAACAATATTATTATTGCCAGACGATACTATGTTATTGCCAAAAACTAATCCGCCAGATCCGTATATTTGATTGAGGTATCCGGCCATAAATCCGGTGTTAGAAATTGAGCCATAGTTTCCTATACCAAAAGCCACAAGAGAACCATCGTTTGCGGTTGCTAACAAAGAATTATTTTTACCAACAGCAACAGAGTTATTTGCTGTAACGAGATTAGATTCTCCTAAACCAACAGAGTAGTCACCGTGCGCTCCGTTAAGATAACCACAAGTAACCGAGTATAAACCACTATTAGCATTGCCGATACCTATTGCGGTAACATAATCTTCATTCACTTCGTTATTATTGCCAATTATAACTACTCCAAGATTACCACTACTTAAGCATGTGTTATTTATACCAAATATGCTCATGTTCGATCCTGAACATACTATGTCATCTCCAAAAAGAATATTATTTGTACCACTAGTAACTATTGATTTTCCAAAAATAAAGTTTCCAGAACTTCTAACAGTATTATCGTATCCAACTACTGTATTTACGCCACTAATACTATTGCGACCTATAGAGGCCCCATTACCATTAACGTTAATAATTTCCGAAAGCACTCCACTATTAAGACTTTTAACAATGAATGTTGATCTTTCAGAGTTGTTTGTAATAGCATTTATATTAGATACTAAGGCTAAACCTGTTTTTTCCACACCAGATGAGTTTACAAATGTGAAGACTAAAGATTCATCAATACCGCTTGCTAATATTGATTTATTTTTAATACTGAATACCACATTATTATCTGTTAATGTTGTGTATGTTGCATTACCGGAACTGGTGATTGAGAAGTGATTATCGTTATTTGTGGCTATATAAATTTTATTATTGCCACTAACACTCACATTTTCCCCACCTATTACCCATATGTTATTTCCGGATGCTGAATGATTGCTACCTATTAAACCACCAAATGTACCAGACGATAAAGAACAGTTGTCTCCTATAACAGCACAGTTTTCTCCACAGATATTATTATAGTATCCGAGAACAACGTTATTACCCTCATTAGATGACGCTGCGCCTATGATTGTTCCATCAAGATTAGAATTATTAAAACCAAGAGTTATGCCACTAGGAGCAAACACTGCCACATCTTCGAACGATCCATTGTTCATGATTCCAATATTTACTAAAGATTTTTCTGATCCGCTAGTTGTTGATTCTATTTCTGTTACGATTTTACTGTATACAACAGGAGAATTAGCAGAATTTAATCCGGAATAGGTTATTGTTCCAACAACATTATTTGTGGCTAAACCACTGGTTGACGTATTTCCAAGAACAATTGATGGACCAACACCACTCTTATAGATAACTATTCCATTTTTATTATTACTATTTATTGTTAAAGTATCGTATGCGGCGGATGTGTTTATTCCTATAGTATTTGCTCCGCCATCAACAAATAGCAGATGGGTATTTCCTGTACCAGCTACTCTAAGATCATTATCATATAATCTTTGATTAAAAATTGTGGTTTGTCCAGAAGATGACGGCAAAACTATGTCTGCTGTGGCATTTCCAGAATTGCCTATTAGTAGTGAACTGCTAGAATAATCCCATACAAAATTATTGACTCCACTAAATGATCCATCATATTTGAATTGTACGTAGCCATCATTACCGTATGGATTGGTGGAATCTTGAACAGGATCTAACTTTAACCATCCTGTTTGTGATGGTACAGAAATCAGTTGTAGATAATCATTTAGTATTGTTACTGTTTCAGAAGATGTCGAGCCGTTTATTGTCTCTGTTCCATATGGATCTAAAACTATAGCGTTTGATTGTTCGTAAGCTCCGCCTATTGTGGATTTTAATAAAAATGATAAAATTACAGGATCATCTTCAGAATTTACTTGTGGTAGAGTTACTGTTACTCCTGTAACAGAAGCATCCACAACATAGACCGCAGGAGCA